GTGTTGCCACCGAGGGATTTTAAGTTCGATCTGATCTAATTGGCGGCCGCGCTTGCAATGCGGTTTTTATGAAAATCAGTCACTTAAAGTTGCGTAATGCTGGACATAGCTGCCTCTCAGGCATTGACTGTGCGACCAAATTGCGACCATATTAAGGTACGGTGAGATTTCTTGGTGACAACGACTTTTACTTAGGAACGGGACAAAGGCGTCTAGCAAAGCATCTGACTGGTATTTTCACAAGCAATGTACTAGAGATCTAGTCATTGCTTAGCTTCTTTTATGAGTTGTCTAGTTGATTTTTATTAATTTTACGGAGTGATTTTCCAGAATTGTGCAGGTGTGAGCAACGTTGTGGTCCTACGAGCTTTGCTATGTCAGCATATACTATATGAATTGCTGAAACAGGAACGCTTTTGTTAGAAGAAACTGATGGTTGCGAGCAAGATGAGCTTAAGGAAAAGTTAGAGCTGCTCAGGGAGATACTGTCTTCTATAGAAATTATATCTAAGTCTACCGATTGGCGAGATGATAGAAACAGGGTGAGAATTGGGCGATTGTCTCATACTGGCATGCTTCTCATCGATGTTATAGAAGACTTCACGTCACAGAGGCGGCGTGATGGTCATCAACAATGATGATGCAGGGAATGGAGATAGTTAAAGATAATGTATTGCCTATTTTTGCGTAGAAATTCCCACTGATTTCATATAAGTCTCAAAGGCAATGCAGGCTGCTTTGCAGCGAGCATCAACCTCACGTTCGAGTGTATCAAGTACATGTCGTTGGGCACCCGGCTTGTACTCCACAATGTCCCACTCGATTTCTGACCCAATCTCGCTGTAATGCGCTTCTACCTTGATGGATGTTGTGACATTCATAGCGTCTCTCCAAGTCTTCTATGTTCCTGAGTGTAACAGTATTTTGAGACATTGGGATGCTCACGCTCGGACCAGCATAGAGAAGTGAAAAAAGATAGTTTTAAGGCCTGGTTGCGGCGCGTTCGAGCACAGGTCAGTGAATTTTGGCTCGCAGGGGCAGGGCTCATGAGAGAAGAAATAATAAGCTTTACAGCTGTAGATGGTGGATGGGAGCTGTTCTGTAGAAACTGTTACACGCTAGAGTTTAACCACTACTCAGATTCTCCGTGGCTCCAATTCGAAATTCAGCCTGAAACAAAAAATGGGGGACGATACACCGTCAGGTGCCGCGTATGCCGCCATGTATCGCGACGAAAATCGCTGCATCCGGATAGTCTTCGACCATCTTAGATTCGGGTTGCGAGCAAGGTAGTGGCGATGGCGGAAAGGTTATAGCAGATCGTAAATTGTGGATCGCACCTCGTACCGCTCTGATCTACGCTGAGCCAAGCACTTTGTTTTCAGGAGACAGGGATGCTCACGCAGATGATCAGTTACCAGGTTGTGGAGAGCGGGCTGGAAATGCGGTGCTTGGTTTGCCAAGCCGTCGAATTTCAGGAGACAGGGCGGCAAGGCTGGAAGCACTTCGAAGTGGTGCCAGACGGCCCTTGGGGCAGATGCTTCATCATTACGTGCAGGGCCTGTGGCCACAAGAACCTGCGCGCCTCTATGCAGCCTGACTGGTATGGCTGAAGTGGGCAGTCAGCTATGACATCATGCTGTGACGCCATCTCAATGAGCCCCGGTGCTCGTGAGCCTGGTGTCTTTGGTAGTCAGCAGGCAGACGGCTGAGCCTGCACAGACTTACTCGGCTAGTACCGCTTCGGCACAGAAGCTGACATTATGTTCTACGCTAAGCACTAGGAGGCTAGACGTAGGATAGTCATGTTGGACATGCCGATGATCAATTTTGCGACCGTGGAAGGCGGCTGGGAAATGTACTGCCTGAAATGCCACTCTGCCGAGTTCAACGTCACGGATCGCTCACCGTGGAGCCAGTTCGAGATCCGGCCGGGTGCCCCGCATGGGAGGTGCTACATCATAAAATGCCGTTCATGTGGCCACGAGGCTATCCGGAACTCACTGCAACCGGATTGAGCGCCACTTTTCGTAGAGCTGACTCGTGCCCGTACTGATTGTCTCGCACGGCCATACCGGCCAGGGGCCAGCAAGACCCAGTGGTGCCAATGAGCGAGTACGAGATCACCCAGTGGCGCAAACGCCTCGAGCGCAAGGGCTGGCTCGGCCTGAGCCGTTCATCGCCGCCGATCAACAGGCTGGTCGAATACCACGTTGTCTGGCAGGGTTGGCTGATCAGCGGGCGCTGTGTGCTTGGTAAGGAGATCAAGGACGACTGGTGGGAACCAGGCACGCCGCAGTACCTGCTTTCCCGCAAGCACGGCATCAGTGATGGCGTGTGGCGGCTGGCGAAGGATCAGCGGGCAGAAGTGGGGCAGTTGAGGAGGAAGTATGAGCCACAGCAATAATCATACAAAACAGTTTGCTTCCATTGGTGACCTGAAGCAATGGCTAGCACACTCGACATCAATAATTGTTCTTAGTGTAGGCGTGCTGGGCTCTTCCATAGAGTTACAATCAAACCTACAATCGCCTTCCAGGCTGGTGACTGCCATACAGTGCTCAGGTGTAGACCATTACCAAGGCGACTGCTTCGTTGAGTATGCCGAAAGCGACGAGGAAGATTTCGACATCAATTACGAGAATTTCGTGTTCGCTCTCTGTATTGAAGTTGTGATGGCATCAAGCAAGAAGCGATATGGTGGAATTAAAAGACTGGCGTTCGCCCTTGAAGATTATTCCTATCTTATGGCTCGAGAGAGCGTTGAGTTTAGCGGTGCCATATATAGAGTCCTGGTTGAGGTTCCGACCGACCCCGATAGCCTGAAAAAACTTGTTGACATAATGAAGAATGAAGGAGCCGTCTTTCTTACAGTGCCAGATGGAAGCGGTGAAATAACGTTAGCGAATTCTTATTTTGGTTCGAAGCCATTTCTTCCAACTTAAATTTCATGTCGCCTTCCTTGGCACCTTACCTCACTCCCAGCCAATAGCCTCAACCGCTTCCACTGTCTCGGCAGCAGCGATCTTTGCTGCCAGCGCCCCCTCTTGTGCAATCAGGTCTCCGCGGCGAGCGGCGATATTGAGAAGCGCCTGGCGGACGTCAGCGACCGGGTGGTCAGCGTGAAAGCCGCTATCGCTATCCTTCCAAGCTGATATGGTCGTCATGCCTGTGGCTTCAGCCAGGTCTATCACCTCAGAAAGCGCTTGCCGGTTGCTCGGATCGCCCGCATAGCGGATGCCGTTCAGGATTACTCCATAGGCCTCGGCGCCTTTGCGGGACTGTTCGATTTCGGTGAGTTTTGCTGCTTTGGAATCAAAGAGCCTCTCAGCCTCGGTCTTGGGCGGAATCCAGTACACGTTACCCATCAGCCGTCTCCTTCTTGCGAACCGTCCAGCCAGTGTTGCCAGCGACATCCACGCCTTGGGCGATCTCGTAATCGTCTACGCCTGCCATTCCGGTGGGGACGACGTAGCAGGTGTTGGGGTCGTAGTCAGCGGCGTCTATGATGGGCGACTCTCGCCAGTGGGCTTTGCGGCCAGGGTACTGGCCCGCTATGACCTTCTGTACAAGGATTATGTGAAGCTCACCACCAATGCGGCCTATCCCCCTTATCGCTCGCGCTCCCGAGGGGGAATTTTCGGCTCCCGTGAATACTCCATTTTCCGGGAAGTGTGATATATCGTATTCAACGAAACTCCCCTCATCATAGGCTTGAACTATCTCTCCACTGAAGCTATATCGAGCGGGGGCCTTGGCTACTGCGAGAAACTTTATCTTCATCTCTTCCTCGTTATTTCCAGGGGCCGTGGGCGACTAGATTTACTAGATCAACCGTTGATGGTGATCCCGTTGCATTCCAGCGAGTGCCGTCTAGCTTCATGACATAAAAATCAAGAGTGTCGGTTTGCGGGAAGCTGTATTGGGTTTGTTCCCATACCGATATTCCGAAATTATCCGAGGCCGAGGCACTTCGACTCCCGAACCCTATGGCGTGGCCTGAGAATGCAGCGGGGACGTCCCAAAGAACGCCTGAGACACTGTTTATGGACAGCGTCCCTCTAGAGAGGCGGCTTATTTGAGACCCATCCGCGAACCTGGTCCATTCGCCGTCACTATTACTGTCCGATTCAACGATTGGATCGCCATTGACTGTAGGCATCGTGTCGAAATCGTTCGCCCCTGACAGCCGCGCATACCGCGCGTCAGCCTGAGAAGTCTTAGGGACATCATCCGCACCTGTACCCACATTGACTGCAGCCGCCGTCCCGGCATCTGAGATAGTGCTCAGCAGCTGGGTGCCGGTGTGGTTGGAGCGTTGTACGGCGAAGTCCTTGGCGGCTTGCTCGGCACTTGCTGCCGAGCCGGCCGGGTCGGCACCGACCTGCGCGGGAGTATGAGCAGAGCTTTTTTCCTCGTGCGCGGCGACCGCAGATGAAGCTGTTCCAGCGGGGTCTGCGCCAACGTCGCCTGGTACGAGCGTGACGGCGCCAGTTTTGCCGGCAACGCTAGCTACGCTGTCGGTGTTATCGATCTTCGACCAGGTGCCACCACTGCCGCTCTCGTTGGGTGTCCAGAGCAGCATGTCCTTGTTGCGGTACTCGACCCCGCCAATGGTTTCGCCATTCGCCGCGCCAGTGACCAGCCAGTAGCTGGCCCCAGTCGGCTCGGGCGGCAGGGAGCCGGTGCTCGCATCCCAGGCGCCTTGGGCGACCATGGCGTTAACAGCACGCTGTCGGGATACTTCCGCCCAGTGAGCGGCGGAGAACTGCGAGCCGTCACCCTCTGGCACCGGTGTATCGTTCGGGTATTGGGCCCAGTGTTGGGCCTCTAGGGCAGAGTCGTCTGCGGCGCTTTCTGATCCCGCGGCGTTTGATTCGCTGGCTGCAGCGGCGCTCGCAGAGCCCGCTGCGTTCGAGGCAGAGGTGGCCGCACTACCCTCGCTCGCTGCTGCTGCACTGGCTGAACTGGCGGCATTCGCCTCGCTGGTCGACGCGGCGCCGGCACTGTCGGAGGCGCTGGATGCCGATGCGCTGGCAGCGCTGGCTGAGCTGGCGGCATTCTGCTCACTCGTGGCCGCGTTTGAGGCTGATTCGCTGGCCGCCGTAGCACTGTCGGCAGCGTTGGATTCGCTTGCGGCCGCCTCGCCGGCAGAGGCCCCCGCCTCATCCCGGTACCCGCGGGCTTCGTCCACCAATGCCCGGAACTCGATCACGATGCCAGGCGTCAGGTCCTGTTCGCCTTGCCACTCGACCACCAGCTCGTTGAGGTCGGTGGCGGTGGAGTCAGCACGCACCTCAAGATTCTTGGCGAGCTCGAGGAATGACCGGCCCTGCATCACACGCACGTCGTAGCGACCCACCTCGACGGAGATGGAGTAGTCGCCCTGGGCGTCGGTGATCGCCTCGGCACGAATGTGGTTCAGGACGGTGGCGGATGTCCTGACGGCGTCAAAGCGGATGGTCGCCCCGGGCAGCGGCTGGCCATAGGGGTCTTTCAGTACGCCGGTAAGCGTCACTGCCATGGTGTGTCTCCCACAAAAAAGCCCGCGCTTGGCGGGCTGTTAGAGTGCGTTGCGAAAGCGGGTCAGGGCCCGATGCATGTCGGCGGGTGTGTCGGATCTTCGAATATCTGCCTTGGCCGCGATACGCGCCTCCTCGATGGTGCCGGCACGCTTTTCCCATCGGGTGCGAGCGCGCTTGATGCGCTGACATACGGTGGTCACATCAGCGTCTGTGGCGGTCGCCTCGGCTTCGACCATTGGCCCCGAGCCTTGGGCCGCCTCGGCCAGCTTGAGTTGGTAGACGGCCTCTTGGGCGGGTGAAACGTAGCGAGCAGCCTCGGCCTCGCTGTCCACTAAGTCCAGATAGTGCCGCTCGGCCTCGGCCCGGGAGGAGAACCGGCGAATGCTCAGCCTATCCATCGATCGCCACCTCCAGGGTTTCATCGAGGCGCCAGGCGGGGCCGACCAGCTGGATCTGGTAGGTGCCCGGCACGTCGACATCGAGCTGGGCGCTGTCGCTGGTGGTGACCATCTGTTGGCCGTCCATCGCCAGCAGGGTGCCAGGCTCCAGCCCAGTGATGGTGGCTGTTAAGCCCTCGACGGCAACCTGAGCATCCCGGTGCTGCTTTGGCTTGATCTGGCCGTCCGCCAGGTCCACGTAGTGGGCGGCATCGTCAAAGCCTGCCTCGACCTCGACATAGTCTTCGTGCTCACCACACTGCATCTCGACATGGTCTTCGGGGCAGTCTGTGACGCGCAGGATGGCACCGGTCAGTTCGCAGTAGATTGCGACGATCATCGCTTTTTGCCCTCTGCTGTCAGGGTGGATTGGGTGGAATTGACGGTGCTGGCACCGCGACACTCAATGGCAATAGTGACGCCTTGGCGGTTGCCTACATCGAGGGTGCAGGCGTGGTTGAGCTCGCCGGTACCCGTGGGAATTTCGAACCAGACACTCCCATCGACCTTCCATCGGAAGTAGGGCCGGCCGCCGCCGCCTGTCGCATTCGTTGCTGCGAAGTTGGCGAAGACTCGGCCGCCCTCGGCATTGAGGTACACCGATAGCCAGCTGACCCAGCTCCCGTTGCTGCTTCTTCCAGAGGTTCGTGACGTACCGACAGGGATAGTCACCGCTTGCCCGGCAATCTGCAGCGTGTCGACCTGTGCATTACCAATCTTGGCGCTGGTGATCGCTGCATTGCCGATCTTGGCGTTGGTGATTGCGCCGTTGCGAATATGGGCGTTCTGGACGTCGATGTTGAACAGCTTGCCGTAATCCACATGGAGCTCATCGGCCTGGATGTAGCTGGCCTTGACCTTGCCGTTCTCCACAATGAACGAGCCATCGGACGCCTTGAGCTTGGTGAACGTCAGGTACTGGATCAGCGCTTCTTTCAGGTACAGCGTGCCATCGGTGAAGATGAACGGGATCACCTCGGCGTCGCCGTCACCTGGCTGGGCGATGTAGAACCGGTCCGCCAGCACACCGAAGTCGAAGACGTCCTGATCTTCGTCGTAGGCCGTGCCAAAGCCCGCCACTCGACCGCCGCCAGTCACGTTCAGCACATAGCTGGAGTTGAGCCCGTCGATGTTCTGGCTCAGGTCCGTGAACAGATCCGTCTGTTTTATCTGCCCGCTGATCACCGACATGATTTTGTCGGGGTCGTTCTCGGTGGTGGCCTGCACCGGGTACCAACTCGAGACGCCGTAGGCGTTGATGCCGCGCACGTAGTAGTAATACGTGGTGTCGGGCTCGAGGTCGGTGTCGGTCAGGGTAGGCGCCACGCCGACGCGCACTGCATTCGACTCGATCAGTCCTGTGTCGAGTGCGACGTTAGAGCGCCAGAATTCCCACATCTGCCCAGGGTAGAGACCATTCGGGATCAGGGTGATCTCGAAGGTGCCCGCACGGATGTCGATGCTATCCGGCGGCGTCGGCAACAGCAGGCCGGCCACATTGGTGGTCCAGTACGCCCAGGGCGACGCGGAGCCGGTACCGGTGATGCCGCGGACACGGATCTGCCATTCACCCGGCTCTGCATCGAGGATGTCGAACGACGTGCCCGGGCCTGTGAAGGCCTCACCCCATGACACGTCATTCGGCCCCTGCACCTCGGCAATGTAACGGACGACGCGAGCATCATCGCTGGACGTCCAGCTGACGGTGATCTTCTGGTGCTCGGTGCCGCCGGCCAGGTACTTGGATGCCTCGACGGTAATGGAGTAGGGCGCCGCCACCGGGCCGGTTGGGATCAGTGTGTAATCCTCGTCCGGCAGGTTGAGGCCTTGCTCGACGCGATCGTACTTCGTCGGGTCATGCTCGACGGCGGTGATCTGGTAGATCGCCGTCTCCTGCTCAGCGACGGACAGCACCCGGAACTTGCGCGGCTCGACGTCCTGGCTCGACAGCATCCAGATGGCGCCACGGATCGGCTCAGCTGAGAGCGGGCTGACCAGCTCGACATGATCACCGGCGAACCGGTCGACCTGTCGGCGCTCAATCCCCCCGGTGGGCAACAGCACGTCCAGGTACCAGTCGCTGCCGCTGACCTGCTCGGGCACCTGGTCAAGCACCAGGGCAGAGAGCCCAGGGCGAACGATTCGGCCAGAGAGCCGGGCGCCGGCCGTGGTCGGGTCGTTGACTGCGATGATGTCGCCCGGACGCAGGTCGGCATGGTCGACGCTTGCCTGGTAGGTGATCGTCTCGGTTTCAGCGCGCTCGCTGTAGAGCATCCATTTGCCAAGGCGGTGTGCCTGGCCGCGACTGGTACAGCCTACGGCGGTGACGTCGATCTGCTTCCAGCCGAATTGCTGGATAGCATCGGCATCCTCAACGACCTCGACCTGGAGTCGGTAGTTGTCGCCAGGGTCGTTCCAGCTCACCAGGGCAACCGAGTGCCGGGCCTTCAGCGCGGTACCGCTGTACTCGAACTCACCGTCGACGACATTGGCCGGTGCCACCAGCTTGACCGGATCGGCCGGCATGTCGGCTGTCGCCATGACGGTATTGGCGCCCCAGTAGGTCATGCCACGGAACGCAGTCGCTAGGGTGTCGAGCGCCTTGATGGCTTCCTCTCGGCTCGACAGCACGGTGTTGAAGGTGAAGCGCGGCTCTTGGCCGCTGAAGCCATCAGGGATCAGCTCATCGCAGTATTGGGCGATCTGGTAGAGGCCCCACTTGTCGACGTTCTCCAGCCCGGCGCCGTACCGCCCGCTGGTGGCCAGATCGAGAAAGCACCACGCGGGGTTGTCGGTCCACGCCAGCTTGAACGAGCCGTTCCACAGGCCGGTGTATTCGCGAGTCTCGGGGTTGTAGTTGGTCGGCACCCGGACGATCAGGCCCTTGACGTCGTAGCTCCGCGAGGGGATCTGGCTGCCAAAATCCTGGGCATCGACCTCGAGCCCGACCAATGCAGTATCGGGATACTGCAGCTTGGCGTCGATGATCTCGGTGTAAGTGGCCCAGTACGTCGCGTTGCGCAGGGTGGCGCTGCCGTTGTCGGGCGTCACTCGGCGCACGCGGATGTCCCAGGGGCCATCACCGGTGAGCGGCACACGATAGGACCGCTGGTAGGGGCTGGTGGTCTTGCCCTTGATAATGTCGTAGCGCTTCTCGGACCAGCTACCTCCATTGGGGCGAACGTCAACAGCCACCGCCACCTCGGTGGGCAGCAGATCGCCATTCTCGACGTTCTGATAGCTGAGCGCCTGCACCTGGACGGTGACGCGAGCGGCATCAGCCTCCGGATTGGTAACGGTGCGAACAACCGGTGTTGCCTTTGTCACCTCGGTGGATACGTCGTTGGCGGTCTCCACCGCTGGAAACCCTGCGATGTGCGATTGATCGGGCTCACCGGTGCGGGTGTGAACAGTCACGCCCTGGAAGTTGAAATCGCCTCCCTCGTCCTGCAGCGGCGTCTCATCCAGATAGATGCTCTTGAGCCCGTTGGTCAGGCCGACAATTGGACCCTCGCCCAGCACGTCGATGATCCTGGCCTTGGAGGTGGAGCGAAGAGTGTTAGGCGCCTCGCGTGGTGTGCGCGCTTCATCGCCGCCGCCTTTGCCGCCTTTCTCTCCATAGACACGCTGATCGTTCATTCATCCAGCTCCTCAGCAGTCATACCAGCCGATGCCACGACACTGCCGACCTTCACGCGGCCATAGATCACCGGCACCGGGAGTCCTTGGGTGCTGGTGTTGGTTGGGCCATCGAACAGGAAGGAAGGGCGCTCATCAGGTCTTTCTCGCTCGCCGTAGTCGCCTGTCTGCGGGGTGGGAGATAGCATTTGTGCGACACCACCCAAGGCAAGAGCCAGGCCCGCATTGAACATCCCAGGACCGAAAACAGGGCTAGCCCAAAAACTGGCAACCATCAGTACTGCGCCCGCAATGGTCTGCCAGATACCATCGCCCCCAGCCCCGGCGACCGCTGGGAGTAGGTGAATCTCGGTGGCATCATCCATGCCGACCACCAAGCCTTCTTCGTCGAGCGACACACCGCCGTCGAGCGGGCCACGCACGACATGCCAGTCGCCATCACGTATGACAGCCTCAAAGCCGGGAATCTGGATCAACAGTGCCCGGATTGCTTCGGCCGGATCACGGACGTCCAACGAAAAGGACTCGCCGAAGCGAGCCCCAAGAAAGCCATGCAGATAGAGCGTTTTCATCAGTCCCTCGACGTGTGTCGGAGCCAGTGGGTGATGTAGGGGAGCCAGCGGGTAGCAGGGTCTCTGCGCGAGAGTCGGGAGGAATCGACAGGCTGCCGGCCAGATGGGTGGTGCAGGCATAACCCGCTCTCCACCAGGACGCCGCCATGGTTGGGCACATCGCTGCGAAGCTGGGCGAACCACATATCTCCGGGCATGGCCTCGTCTGCCTCGATGACGCGGAACCCCGCCTGCTCGAAACCCTGGCGGTAGAGGTCTTGGCCCTTGAGCCACCATTCCCATGAGCGAGGAAACTCGGGGAGGTCGACGCCCAGTTCCATCGCGTAGTAGTCGCGAATCAGGGCGTAGCAGTCGGTCACGCCGTGGACGAAGCCCCTGCCGACCAGGTCAGGCCGGTCGCCGCCGCCCCACCAGCGAATGGGTGTCGTGGTGTTGCCATCGGTGGCCACAATCCCCCACGGAACGCCCGAGGCAATCTGGCCGCGCATGTCGGCCTCGCTCGGGCAGTCCGGGTAGTCCGGGTGTGAGTGAACAATGGCCCGCAGGCCCTGGGCGGTGGCCGCTGCCATATCGCGCTTGGCAATGGCGAAGGTGGATCGGGGGTCGTCTGCCACATTGGCTACCTGCCGGCAGCCGTGGTCGGTGATCAACCACACAGCCTCATCTGGATAAGCGGCCAGGGCTTCGGCGCGTATTAGCGCCTCATTATGATTCGAACTCAGACAGTCGACTAATGGCATTGGTTGCGTCATCACCCGATGCTAAAGATAGGGAACACTCACAACCAAATGAAGGATTCGGCATGAGCAAGTGGGAGTTAAAGAAGGTTTGCATTGTTGAGCCTGGTAGAGGGGGCATCGTCGAGGCTAATTACCTCAATGATGCTGGTGTCCACTGGGCGTTCACCGTGTCTTTTCCAGAGGATGGCGATGAGATGAGCATTTCCGAACTGATTGATTTTGTGGAGTTAGAGCGAGAGCGTCTTCTCTCTGATGCAGGGGCCAAGCCTGGCAACTTTTGAATCATCTCACCCGGCCTACGCCCGGGAATGCCCGCGTCGGGAGGACGCCGGCTTGTCCGAACCTCAACCGGCAGTCGCTCAACCGCTTGCCGCACACATCGCGCCCCATGCCGGGCAGGGCATCTGATCCATCAGCCTCCCACTCGCCGGCGCCGGAATAGGGGCAGGTCACGCCCTCGTAGCGGTACTGGGTGCCGTCCCACCAGCGGTAACGGTGCGTGCACGAGTCTCGCAGGATCTGCCGGTGGGGTATCATCCGGCCTTCCTGATCCATCTGCACCGACAGCTCGAACTGGATCTGCCGGCGGTTCTGTGACGCCTTGCGCTCGATCACGTAGTAGTCGATCGGGAATAAGGCCTCGGGGTCGGGCGCTGTGCCGTCATCCAGGTGCCGACGGTAGGTGCGCAGGCGCTTGACCGGCGCGCCGACCAGGTCGTCGGCACTGATCACCAGCGACAGAAACGCGAGCTCCATGGCGGTGACCGTGAGCGTCGGCCGGGGCAGGGTGCCCTGGCCGTTCCACTCGAAGCCCTCTGCCTTAATCGGCACCGGCTGGTACTCGTAGCCATTGAACCGAACTGGGCCGCCGTCGACCGGGTAGGGCGCGAAGCGCAGAATTCCGTCGCCATAGTTGCGAGCATCAAGCTCGAACATGGTGACGATAGCGTCTTGCTCCAGGCGCTGGGCGTCGGAAGCGATGATCTGGCTCATAGCCCGAAGTCCTCAACGAATGTTGCTTGTATCGAGGCGACCTGAAAGTTGCTTGGTCGCGTGCTGGTCAGGTCAGTGCAGACCCATCGCTTGGCCGCATACTCCCACGGCGGCTGCCACAGGAATGCATGGACACCTTGGCGCGACTTCAAGAATCCGTAGACCAGTTCGTAATCATCTTGGGAGAGGTTGTTAAAGCTGACGTTCCAGGTTTCTCGGACGCTATTCAGCCCTGTCGGGCGACGCTGTTGGTAGCCGTCGCCAAATTGTACGGTGTCGACGCTGAACGCCGGCGAGACTCCCGGCGAGTAGCTCGCGCAAACATCGGGTAGAACATCGATTTCCATGAATTACCTCTTGGCCAGAAGGCCACCTTGGCGCTTCTGCTCCTGAATCACTTGGAGCACTGTCGCTTTGATCACTTGCGCCGCTGCTCGCCCTTGGCGCTCGCCGTCCTGCATCGTGGCCCCGCCCTCAGCTGTCACATGGACCGGGGCGTTGACGGTGACTGCCGTAGCCACCGGGGTGAATTGCTGTGACGCCAGGAACCGATCGAGCTTGTCAGCCTGTGGCGAGGTGATGACTCGCTCGCCTTTCGCCAGGTTCCAAGTGCCTTCCTGCGGCACGCGATCAATGCCGTCGTGCGCCTGCCCAACAAAGGACGCCCCGGTGTTGATAGCGGACGTAAACCCGCCCTGGACAGGGCTGCCGCCACCGAAGGCGCTAAGGCCTACTGAGAACGCGGTGCCAAGCCAATTCGCCGCCGGCTCCGTGATGCTCTTGCGAACCGCAAGGCGAGCGATGTCCTCAGTAATGCCGGCCAAGACGTCTCGGAAACCTTCTCCGCCCACGATGGCGTCCTCGAACGCGCTCGAGAACGTGAGCCCCAGGTCTTTGGCAATGTCGTTCGTGTTCTCCAGTTCATCGGCCAGTCCGCCGGTAGCCACCTGCTCCATGAACCCGCCAGTCAGGCCGACTGACAATTCGTTATTGAGCTGTCGTTGAGCATCAGCGAGGTCCAGCGTCGCGTCAGAGGCGCTCCGCAGCTCAAGCAGGCGCATATCCTCGTGATACTGGCGCCATGCAGCCTGAGCTGGATAGAGCCGATCGATGACCGACTGCTGAGCATCGGCAAGGCGTTCCGCTTCCCTGGCAGCCTCTTTGGCGGCCTGGGCTGCTTCTTTCGCCGCTGCGGCCTGGGCCTTCTGCGCCGCCTCGCGATCCTTGGCGTTAGGCAGGGTGCTTCCGGCGGCGGGCTCGGTTACGCCAGACAGGGCCTCCTCAAGCTGCTTGGCTTGCTCATCAACCTTGTCGAGGTAGTCGCTGATCACGGCGCTTGGAGCCCCGGCGTTCACTAGCTCGGAAAGCTCGAGGTTGTACTTGCTAAGTTGCTCGCGGGCTTCGTAGGTTTGCTCGACAATGCGGCCCATGAAGGATGATCGGCCAAAATCGTAGTCGATCAACTCAAGGTCACCGAAGCCTGGCAGCGACTGCAGGCCAGTGATTGCTTTATTGATGCCTTCAATTATGGAGTCGATCAGCGCATCAACATGACCCCATGCGTTCTGAGCGAAGTTGGCAAAGGCGACATCAAGCTCGCCGACCCATACCATGACTTCCGCCCCTGCTATTCGCAGGTCATGAATCTTGTCTAGAACGGGACCTATGGACTCCACTGCCTGCCTGAACGCGACGGCAAACGAATCACGAAGATCGTCTGTGTCCGCAGCCGCATCTACCAACTCGTCACCGAGAGCTGTCATGTAGGGAGTTAGCTCAGTGACAAGGATTTGCCCCATTGAGGACAGGAGCTTTAGAGATTTATCGAATTCGGTGGAGAACTGATTGAGTTTGGCGATATCGAGCTCGCTCAGCACGATACCGAGCCTGTCAGCCTCATCCCCCATCTCGGCGAAGCCTTTACCGCCATCGCGTAGCAGAGGGATCAGTGCCGTGGTGTCACTGGCCACGGCCTCAAGGTAGAAGGTCATATCCTGCTGCGACAGATTCGCCTTCTCTAGGCTGTCGTAGTAGAGCTGGAGCGCTTGCGGGCCAGACAGGTTCCTAAACTGCTCAGCAGTCACTCCGACCTGAGGCGCGATATTCTCGAAGAAATCCGCCATTTCCCCGCCGCCGGTGGCCATGAAGTCACCGACACGGTCATTGACGTCCTGCAGGATTTGGGAAAGCTTGTCCTGCTCCACTCCAACAGTGGTGCTGGCATAGGCCATCCGCTGGAAAGCCTCAACGCTAGTATTGGCCACCGCAGCCTGGTTCTTGGTTTCTCGCGCAGAGTCGGCCGCGCTCTTGGCGTAGACCAGGAAGCCTGCAGCTGCCGCTGATGCGGCAGTCCCTGCAGTCGCCATAGCCTGCGAGGCCGATTTGACGCTCGAGGCAATGCTGGTCATGCTTTTCTTGGCTTGGCGTGACGCCTTGTCCATGGGGCCAGTGAAACCACCAACCTTGGCAACCAAGTCGAGCGTCAGCTGTCCGAGGCTTCTTACAGCCATTACTCACCTCATCAGTCGGTGGTCAATAGGTCATGAAGGCGAAAACACTTGCTTGCGTGATGCAGCTGCTCGGAATCGCAGGCCTCATCTATGGGTGGCAGGCCGATAACCCACCAGTTGCGATTTTGTCGCTGTGTGTTGCCGTGATCGGCGGAGTGGTCTGGAAAACTCGCGCTCGTGGCTAGATCCAGGCTTCCATGGCCTGCTCGACAGTGATTGGCGGCTCGTCGTGGTGGGGGGCGAAGTCCCAGACTCGATAGCCGCCTTTCTTGCTGTGGACGTTGGCCAATATCGAGGCGAGCATCGCAGCGCCATACTCTTGTCGTAGGCCGGGGTTGAGCGAGCCCCGCTTATTGCGGAAGGCCACCCAGCGACGAAACTCGCGGTAACTCATGCGGGCCTTGGCCTCGGCGACCGTGCAGCCGCCGATGCCATTCATCACGAGCTCGTGCCAGACTTCTTCTTCGTCACCGAGCGGCTCTTGCTCTTTCCCAGGCCGCTGACCCTCCCGATGACCTCGAGCAGCGCCATGGTCAGATTGTGATTGAGCGGCCCGCGCTCTGGGTCAGCTTCGCCGGTAATGTCGCCCACGCTAAACACCGGCTCGCCGGCTTCATCGCAGATACTGGCAGCGATGCGGGCGGCTAGGGCGTCAGTGTTTTCGCGGCTGGCCACGATCTCGGAGACGGCCGTCTTGTAGGACAGCGGCTTGACGAACACCGTAGCGCTGACATCCTCGCCGTCTTGGCGCCATGTCACGGTTTCCTCGGCCAGGTCAACGGGGGCGAACGCCCCCATCTCCTGCAGGCTATCCAGATTTAGCTTCATACCTTCGGAATCCATGTGGAACCGCCGCTTCGCTGAATGCTGACCTCACTCGTGACGAGGCTGTTCTGAGAGAAGTCGAACGGGAAATCGGACACGTAGCCCTCGAAGGTGAACCAGGTGCGGGTTTCCGGAAGGTCGAAGTCATCGCCTACGCCCAGGGTGGGGGCATCGGTTCCGTCCGAGAAGCCGATGGCCCACTTGACGGTGGGCGATGGGTTCATCTGCGACAGCTCATGCAGCGTGACGTGGCTTGCATTCGTGGGGTCGGAATTAAGCCCCAGCGAGGCCTGGCCAGGAGTGCGCAGCCCGGGCTTGTAGCTGCGCTCGAAGTCTTCGAGACAGGTGTCCTCAATTTGGTCTGCTGGGTTGCCACCCGGGCTGAAGCTGGTGGCGCATTCCACCTGGACCACTTGAGGCGTGCCGTCGTTGGGATCGATGAAGTAGACGTGAGTGCCTTGTGCCAATACAGACATGGTTCAGATTCCTCTGAGTTGCGGGCATGAAAAAGCCCGCACATGGCGGGCGAGGGTGGTGACGTAGTGGGAGCGGGCTATCTCGGAACGAGCCAATCGACGTCGAACGAGATACGGCGCCGCCCCGTGTCAGGGTCAGTTTCTTGACCGCCCCAGCGGACGACGTAGGCCTTGTCTTCTATAGCGTCGCGGATAGCTTCGGCAACGTCGGTGGCCGCGCTGCCCGTGTCGGCGTAGACGTCCACCTGCAGGGTGAAGGCATCTATATCCGGCCGCTGGGCCAGATAGTTCTCGGGGGCGCCGGTCACCACTTGCCACACGGCATACGGGGTAGCCACGCCTTGAGGTGCTTCACCCCAGGGGTAGAGACGAGTAGGGCTTGAGCCGAGAAGCGCTGTGACCTTCGGGTCAGAAGCGCAGACAGTGAAGATCGGTGGATGCATCAGCTACCTCGATTGGCTCTATTGATCGCCCGCGCCAGGGCCTTGTCGAACTGGCGCAGGAACTCATTTGTCGCTGGCTCAATTGATTCCTGCATCGCTGGTCGCATGAAGGGATCGGCGCCCATTTTCTCAGTGCCGAACTCCTTAAACCGCCAGTAGTAAGTATCACCGCCAGGGTTGTTGGCGTTCTTGGCCTTCGACGTCGAGCCGCCGCGGACACCGACACTCATTTTCAGATCGCCGTGCTGTCGGAAGTACTGGCTATCGAACCGGACCACCACGTTTTCGGCAATGCTATTGGCGGTCTGTGGGTCGTCAATCCGAAGCGCTCCATCCTTGGCGCGATCACGAACAAGGTTCGCCGCCTTACGCAGGGCAAACCGCGTCGCCTTTTTCTTCGGCAGGGCCTCCACCTGCTTCATCTTCGCCAGCGCCTCATCGACGCCAGAGAGGTTGAACGACAGATCAGCCATCGTTGACGCCCTCAGAAACCGGGATGGTCAAGTAGTGCCGGCCACTTTCCGGATCGGGTAGAACGCCCTGGATGTTGTACACCTTGCCGCGGTGAAGAATACGCATATCCGGGGCGATGTCGTCGCGGTGGCGCATGATGATCTTGGCCGACAGTTCTGCCTGGTCAGCGCCGGCGACAATGAACTCTCTGGCGCTTAGTGGTTCGACGGAGGCCCAGACTGTCCTGACCTTTTGCCACCCAGGGATCATCTCGCCTGTTGCAGGGTCTTGGGTAAGCCCCGGGCGCTCAATAGTCACTCGGTGCCGCATCTTGCCGATTCTCATACGCCATAGATCCTGTAGGGCTGAATCAAGGCCTCGACGGCCATTGGCACCTCGGACGTGATGTTCCCAACAACAACCGCCTCTCGGTTCTCGTACCAGTGACCGATCAACAGCAGCATCGCTGTTCGGACACTGCCGTCCATCACCAGCGGACAGTCGTCCTCGTCAGGCACAGAATCACTGGACGCATATAGGGTTCGGTCGGTCTGGTTTTCGATGAACCGGGACGCAGCCTGCGAATAGACCTCGAGAAGGTCATCCTCCTCGGTGTAATCGGGGTCAAGCCGGCAATGCAGCTTGATGGTAGGGAGGTCCAGCATGTTGGGGCCTCCTGTTAGTCAGTGGAGCCGCTTCGTTTCGTGGTCCGCTTTTTCTCAGGCGCTTCTTCGTACTGGCGAGCGTAGCCCTTGCGGATCAATTCGCGGCCATGGGGCTCAGTCGTCTCCATCGAGCCGCCGGCCAGCACCACGCCGCCCTTGAAAGCGATGGGATAGTTAGTGATCAGCTTCATTGTGCTCTCCTGGTGAGCATGGGGGCGCGAGCCCCCATGCCGTTAGGCTTACGGTGCCGGGACGGTGAAGTCGCCGTAGATGAACGCCTCGGGACGCTTAACGGCCAGCGCAAGACGCTCCTCGCAACGAATCGAGATCATGTTCTTCTCGAAGTCGTCGGCGTTCTCGGTGGACACCACCACGTTGGCATCTTCGCGATCGAAGATTTGCGCGCCGGCGTTGAAGGCTCCTGTCAGGAACTTGCCCTGGAACGCAGCTGCTTCGGTGGCGACAACCGGCAGGCCCCAGAGCGTCGGGCCGGTCAGGCCGGCGGGGTTGGCCAGGATGTAACGGCCCATGCTGTCCTTGGTCAGCTCGATCTTGGCCCAGTCGATGAAGTGCAGGACGTGGCCGCTGGCAGGGAACCGGGCAAGCTGTGCCTGAAGCATCGCCAGGCGTAGATCGTCGATGCCGTTCTGCTCATCCACTGCGAAGGCCGCGGAGTAAGCGGACGCCTGCGGGACGATGCCTTCCAGGTTTTGGCCGGTGCCGTCGCCGAACAGGATCTGTTGCTCCTCGACGTACTTGAGGCCGTAGCGCAGCTCAGCATCCACCATGGACTGCAGTTGCGGCATGTCATCGAGGATCTGCTTGGACGCCTTGAACAGGTGGGCCAGGGTGCGCACCGGGGTGATCTTCTCGGCGAACTCGATATCGCTGTACGGCTTGGTGGTGTTTTCCGCCACCGGCGCCGCGTTGTTGGTGAAGCCAGTCTGCTGTACCCAGTAGATCGTGTTCGACGCGGTACGGCCGGGTGCGATCAGGTCTCGGATGAACAGGCGCTGCTTGGGCGCGACGTCGATGCCTGGCTGGCGATCAGGGGCAATGATGTCGCCACCAACGTCGGGCGAGGTCAGGACGTTGACCGGAACGCTGACGCGGCGGCCAGACTGCACGTCTGCAGCAAATGCCTTGAGGGCGTCAGACTCGGCCACCATGCTGCCGGCGCTCTTGGCGGCACCCATAGCCCGATCCAGCGGCATGCGGGCGTATTCCTGCTCAAGCTCGCCCAGGCTGGCCTTGAGGGTGTTGACCGATTCCTGGAGACCATTCTGGGTGGTCATGAGGCGGTCAACTGCCTCTTTGGTCTCGGCAGAGAGCTGGCCACTACGGGACGCCTCGGTCAGAGCGCGCTCGGATTTTTGATTCAGCTCGTCCTGCACCTTCTCGAGTTGCTTGGTGGCGTCGGCGAGCAGCTGGGCGTTTGTCTTGTCAGTCATGGTTTTCTCCGGTGACTGTAGTGAGTTGCGCGACCATCTTCTGGAAGTCGGCGTAGGCTTCGGCCATTCCGGCCTCGTGATCGGCAGCGCTAGGCGTACCGGAGTCGGCAGCGCTTGGCGTACCGGACTTGAGTGCTTGCATTAGCGAGCGTCGCTTGCTGCGCGGTACGCCCGCTTTTGCCATGACCACATCCATCTCTCGGGCGGCCAGGCGTGAGTCGAGTTGATTGCTGGGATCGTCGGTCTCGACCATGTCGGAGGGCAGGTAGTCATCCGCCCACCCCATCTCGACGGCTTCGGTACCGCCGATCCATGTTTCGGCGTCGAGCTGGTCTTTGATGTCCTCGATCGGCAGGCCTGTGCGAGCGGCATAGATGTCGGCCAGGGTGTGATCGAATGGCTCCAGCCAGTCGGCCACCTCTCGCAGTTCGTTGCGGTTGCCCATGGCCATGACCCAGGCGTTGTGGACCATGAAGAACGCTGCCCGGCCGATACGGATCTCGTCGGCAGCCATGGCGATGAACGAGGCGGCCGAGGCGGCCAATCCCATCACGTTGACGGTGACCTTCCCGCGGTGGTCACGCAGGAGGTTGTAGATGGCCAGGCCCTCGAAGACGTCGCCGCCGGGGGAGTTGATGTTGACTGTCACGTCCTTGCCCGGACCGATATTCCGCAGAGCGCCGGCGATGCGCTTGGCAGTGACGCCATCGCCGAACAAATCGGCGCCGATAGGGTCGTAGATGCTGATCGTGTTCGCGGCTTCCTGCTCAGCGGCGTGCAGGCCCGGGTTCCAGGCTTCCAGCGCCTTCGGCAGCAGATCACACTGAACGCCCGCGCACGGGCGAGCCTCCGGCGCTGCCGGAAGTTGCTTGATGGTCATGGTTAGCTCCGGGCTATGTGGACTGGTCTGGCGGATTGGCGCCGATCTGATCGAGCGCCATCATGTTGGATTGGACGGTGAGGGTATCGCCGCCTTCTACCTGCGGCAGGTTCTCTAGCCGGCGGACCTCGTTTCTCGACATAACCCCGTTCTGCAGGAGGGTGTTGTAGTAGTTCGCCCGGCCAGTGCTGTCAGCTCGCAGCAGCCCCTCGACGCTGAACTCCACGTAGTAGCGGTCTGTATTTCCCAGCAGGCACCGGTCGATCTCTTGCTCGATGTTCTCGAGAATCGGCCGTAGAGTATTGGTCAGGAACTGCAGGTTCATGCCCTCGACACTGGAGGCCCAAGACGACTGCTTGTCCATGTGGCCGACCATGAACGGCGGCACGCGGAACCAGCGGCAGATCTCCTCAACGCTGAAGTTTCGAGTCTCCAGCATCTGCGCGGCCTCGGGATTCATGGTGATGGCCTGGTACTTCATGCCGGCCTCGGTGACCATCACCTTGCCGGCATTGGTGGACCCCATGAATCGCTCAAGGTGCTTCTGCAGACGGTCACGCTGCTCTTGCTTGAGGGGGCTGTCGCCGCTCAAGATTCCGGAGGCCTGCATGCCCTGGGCGAACACCTTGTTCGCCGCCTCGTCTGCGGACATGGCGCCTCCGAAGACATCGCGCCCAGCGCTCACCGGCTGCATGCCGCAGATTCCATCAAGACCGAAGCCTCGGATGTGCATCACGTCCTTTTCGGCAATCTCGCGATCCTTCCCAGTCATCGGATCAAGGTATTTGTACTGCAGGGCGCCATTGTCGGCGCGCTTCACTGTCATCCGCTGCGGGAGCAGGGGCTCCAGTGCAACCACCCGCGAGCCAACCTTCCGTTTTTCCACGAATGCGTTGCCCCAGAGGCATAGGCTGGCAACAATCATCAGCATGTACCGGGACGGCGTCATCTCGCGGTTAGGTGCCCGGGTGATTAGTGAGTGCATCGGGTGGCTGGTAGCGGCGATCCTGGAACCGTCAGACTGCCGTTCGTACAGCTTGAGGGGCAGCGTAGAGATGGTTTCGGACAGTAGCCGGACACAGGCCCAGGCAGCAGAGAGCTGAAGCGTGGCGTTGACGGTGACGTCCTTGCCGCTCGATGAGCGCCCATTCCATTCCTTCCAGAACTCGCCCGAGGTCAAGTGGATCGGTACGCCAAGCCAGTCCAGCAGGGCCGACTTGACGCGACCCGGTTTATCTTTTCGCGCCATCAGACACCTACCATGATCATGTTATCGATAAAGTCGTCGTAGTCCTCAGCCACCTCGCCAGCGCCCGCGCAGCCCAGGGCCATGGCCAAGGCCACCATGCCGTCGATGCGGCCGGTTGCCTTGTGTTTGTCGAGTTTGCGGTTTCCCGCGGCGTCTTTCGTGACCACAGCGTTGGCGGCGCACATGGTCAGCACCGGGTGATTGCCGTGCCGGATGCGGCCGTTGAGTAGATCGGCCTCGAGGATGTCCAGGGCAGGGCTCATGTCTTTGAAGCCCTGGCCGAAGGGTGTCAGCGGGAACTCCATGCCGAGATGCTCGGCGTCCTTCTTGAAGACGTCGATGCGCCACCGGTCGAATGCCACCAGCTCGACGTCGAGGTCGGCCATGATCTCGGCCATCTCGGCGGCCACAAAGGAGTAGTCCACTGTTGCGCCCGGTGTGGTACGTAGCCACCCGTCTCGCACCCAGGCGTCGTAGGGCACTCGGTCGGTCTTGGCCCGCTCGTGCAGCCCTTTCTCCGGTGTCCAGAAATAGGGCCATACGTGAGCCACGCCGTCGGCGTCACGGCCCACGATCACGCAAGCGGTCAAGTCGGTTCGGGCTGACAGGTCCAGTCCGGAATAGGCGACAAGGCCTTCGAGGCGCTCAGGGCCACCACCGCACGCTTTCCAGGCGTCGGGCGACACGAACGGCGAGACCGTCGACACGCGCTGGTTCAGGTTCAGGTTTCGGAAAGTGTTCTCGGCTGACGGCATCCGTTTGGCGCGGGTGGCCTGCTTCTCCATGTCCGCCCTGGAGCGGAACAGATCAAGCGCCGGGTTGGCTGCCTTCCAGGCTGACTCGTCGTCCAGCTCGGCATCCTTGGGCGCCGCATAGACGTGACTGACGATATGGGGGTCGCCAGAGCGCTCGGCGTCATCCAGCCACACAGAGAGGAGGTCGGCGTCGGTGGCTGCCTGCGTGCTGATTGCCAGCAGGAGCGGTGCATCGTGGGCGCCCTGGGCGGTCGTGATCGCGTCGATGAAATCATCCTGCGGGCCGCGCACCTGGCCGACCTCATCGAGGATTGCGAGGATCGGAGAAAGGCCGTGGGTGGTCTTGCCTTCGGCGGCCAGCGCCTTGTACTCGACGTTGCAGGGCAGACCGATCAGCTTCTTGCCGCTCGGCACGATGTGGACGATCTCAGTCAGCCGGGGTTCTAGCTGGACCATCTTGCAGGCCAGGTTGAACACGATGCCCGCCTGCTCGCGGCTCATAGCGCCCGACACGATCTGGCTGTTCTGCTTGGCCTCGGGGCCGACCAGGTGGGCCAGCAGGATGCCGGCAATCAGGCCCGTCTTGCCGTTCTTGCGGGCGATGCTCAGGTAACCGTCTGTGGTTCCGACTGGGTTGTCGTAGACATCGAGGATGAAGCGCTTCTGAAAGTCGGCCAGCTTGATCGGCTGGCCTACCAACTTCCCTTCCGGCACGCGGCATAGCGCCTCAATGAACGCTATGACTCTTTCGCCACGGGTCATGGGCACCTCAGTGCATTGGGCGCGCAATCAGGTCGTCGGCAGCGCTCATGGTTCGTTGCGCCTCGGCATGCAGCCCGTTGCGCTTTTGCTGGTCGCGTGACTCGCCCTGGGTCGCCCGGGCATGGATTTGCAGAGAGCGGGACAGGGACAGCGCCTGAGCGGAAAGGTCGGTCAGAATCTTGTGGACCGGGTGGATCTTCGACACGCCGGCCTGGTCGGCCATCAGTCGCGTCTCATCCTCAGCCACCTTGGTGTAATGCTCGATGTCGGCGTTCACCCTGGCCAGATGGGCAGCCAGTACCAGATCGCCAGGCGTCCAAGAGTCGGCGGCGCGGGTCTGCATGATGGCGTCCCAGAACGGCCGGGCCGCTGTTGGCAGGTGAACATGTTTCGGTGGCTCGATGATTCCGGCCGCCGCTGACGCAACCGCCGACTGAGCGGCAGCCGCGCTGTCGCTACGCTTGCGGCGATTACTTTTCGTCATGTTGTCAAGCCTAAATATGAGAAAAACTGGGTTAGCGATGAAAGAAAACTTCGGCGGCGGTCTTTAAGCGGTACCGGTGAACTTTCGACCCACCCCTCCCTATGTCCGCCAGTGGTGGCCAGGGTCGAGCGGCCATCCGTCCTCTCCGCATCCTGGCAGTCGCCCCGTCTTCTCTTGGCCCTGCTTTGCACTATCGTGGCAGTGCTTGCACAGGCTCTGGAGATTGCCGGGGTCATAGAACAGCGCCTCGTCACCCTTGTGCGGGATGATGTGGTCGGCGATGCCGGCGGCAGTGACTCTCCCCATCTGCTGACACAAGCGACACAGCGGCTCATCACGTAGCTGTGCAGCGCGTAGTCGATACCATGCTTTGGTGTTGTACAGGCGGCGCCACGGACGTTCCTTCATGGTCACCTCGCAGGCGTGCCATCCAGGTAGGTGGTAGGGGGATCGTCGGGGTCAGCCTCGTCGGCCAGGGCTTGGATCAGCAGGGCCAGTAGTTCGTTGGTCCGTCTCTGCTCCAGCAGCATCTCGCGGAGCAAAAAGTCGCTTGGCTCGCTCATGGGCGATGGCCCTCCACTTCTTGATGCGCTCACGTCGAGCGGCACAGCCTGAACATGCCATGCTGACCTCATCGAATAGGGACCGCCTGAGCTTTCTCAGACGGCTGGTACGGAGTGCAGCGCTTCACAGCGTCCGCCCTTGGTAGGTGGGGACCACCTCCGGGTGCTGCAGGGTGTTTAGCGTGCCGAGCTAGGGGCTGGGTGCGTGCGGAGCGACCGCTATGCTCAAGCGTCTTACATCAGCCTTGGGCATGGGCGTGCATCGAAACTGTTGCTATACCGATGTGTAGGCTGTTGCCATAGGTTCGTTCTCAGCATACTCTGCCACCGCCTTAGTCGATCTGTAGGAGACCTGGAGGTGGACAAGTATTTGGTCGAGAGCTACCTAACCGCTAAGAGCCGGCGGGTGCGGTGGGCGGTAGTTAAGCTTTCTCAGCACTACAATGAAGAATCCAGAGAGGTTGTTTCGCGACATTCCCGCGAGGCAGATGCCCGTGCCGAAGCAGCAGCCTTATCATTCGTTTCGCAGCCGGCCACCTAAGCTATCCTCATGACTGCCCCCATGATCGCGAGGTAGTTCCAGAATGCCTGCCAGATTCCAAGTTCGCTCAGTGCTTACCGATCCCGACAGCACCAAGGTCGATTACTGGCAGGTGGTCGATACGCACCTGAACGACGACGTAATTGCTTCCTACCACGACTGCGAAGCAGCTGAACGAGAAGCCGAAAAACTCAACCGCGATAGCGAGGCTGACTGAATACCCGTCGGGCTCACTTTGTTCTGATCGCGTCCATGAACGTACGGGGCGCTCGGCTCTCTTGCCGCTGCCGGCTGCCGAGGAAGAAGCCCATCACGCTGCTGACCAGGCCCGCGGCAATGCCCGTCACCGCGATGTCGGCATACCGCTCGCCGGTGGGTGTCAGCTCCACGAACGTCACCGCGCCGATGTAGGCGAACACTGCGACGATCACCAGGGTGCCGAGCAGGTACACGAAGTTGCGGGCCAGCCAGCCGGCGTTGTCGGCCTGCAGCGTGGCGATCTGCATTGCCCGGGCGTCCTGCTGATCCTGTAGGTAGAGCCGGGTCAGCTCGATGTCGAGTTCGCGCAGTTTGGCCTTGGCCGCTTCCGGGTCAGTCTGTACTTGGCTCACTACCGCCTGCGGCGTGGCCTCAGTGCCCAGAGCGTCAGCGACGCGCTTACCCAGAGCAGCACCGACCAGGCCACCAGCGCCAGGTACAACGGCATTGCCAGCCGCGGCTCCTGCGACCTGAACCATGCCAGGGGCAGCCTCTTTGAGCGCTTGGCCAACACTCGGTGCAATCTCTGATAGGAATCCACCAACGTCGCTCCAGTTCATGCTTGGCCTCACTCGCCGCTGTAGAGCGACGTGATGGCGGGGAAGCGTCCGCATTCATGCCGGACGACGCCCCGGGTGTCGGGTAGTTGATCAGGGGGAACGCCAACGATCAGCGCCTGCCAGTGCTGTACGCCTTCGCCACGGATCATCGGAGCATCCTTGAAGAAGGCGTCGACCTTCACGTCCATGCCGGCCTGACCCTCGAGCGCCCATTCGACGCCTCGGAAGCTGCACTTCCGATTCTTGACTGCCGAACCGCTCACGATCGTGGCAGGGCGGCCCAGGTATTCCGTCTCGGCCAGGCTCTCGATCTGCATCTCGGTGACCACCGGGAGCACTGACCCATGGAGTCGTGCAGCGGTGTCTGTCTGCGAGAACAGCCCAAGCCAGCCCAGGGCCAGGAAAAAGGCGGGCCAGCTCAGGGCCCAGTGTGCTATCCGGTCAGCCATTTGCGTATCTCCTCGGCTACGGTCTTCCATGCCATCAGAGCGCCCGCAAGACTGGCCAGGATCATCGTCACCCACTTGGCGGCCCAACCGAGGGACTTCCAGCCGCGATAGGCTCGCAGCACCTCGTGGATCAGGGCGACGTCTTGTTCTGAAAACTGGGGGTCAGTGCAGACGCGGCGCTCCAGCCTTTCGAGAGGATCGTCTTGTTCAGCCATAGGAACTCTCGGGCTGGTGTGTTTTCCGCTTTCGCGGTCTGCGTATTCAAGCGTTGTGTCCGCGCCGCTCTTAGGCAGCGTCGGAATACTCGGGCTCGCACACCTCGGCGATCAGCACTTGGCCGACCTCGGTCACCAGGGCGTCGAGGTTGTCGCGGTATGCAGCCAGGTCATTCGGGTTCGTGATGAAGAACAGCTCGACGATGATCCCGCCGGCACGGACGAAGGCCAGCCGGCTGTGCTGGCCAGAGCCTTCGCCTTTCGCGCCGCGGTTGTCGATGCCCATGACACTCGCCATTGAGTGGCAGAGGAGGGCGCCTAGCCGCTTGCCGCTCGCATCCGACAGTGTTTCGACACCGGTGGCGGTGGGCTTGGAGAAGGCATTGCAGTGGAACTCGACAGCAACGTCGTGACGCTTGGCCATCTCGCAGGCCTGACGTAGCGGCAGGTTCTGGCCCGGCTGGCCATCTCGGCCAAATACCAGCTTGTCGGCGAGGTAGTCACATAGCCGGTCGCGGAAGTCGAGCACCACGTCAGCCTCGGTCAGGCCGTTACCGGTTGCGCCAGGATCGGACATCGAGTGGCCGGCGCTGATGAACAGCGTCTGTGTCTGGAGCGCCATCATCATGCACCTCGAATAAAACAGCCCGCAGGAACGGGCAAAGACACCAGGTGGCGGCGTCATCACGGGAAAGGGTGCCGCCCACTCGATGGCGAGGGACAGGGCTCGCGGGACGGCATAACGAACTACGCCCCGGCGGGAGGCCAGGGCGCAGGAACGAAAAAGCCCCGCCGGTGCGGGCGAGGCCTTGAAAGTCTTGGGCTGTTTAGGCGTACCTATGCCAGCCTACCAGTTAGGGTAACACCAACCGGCCACTTGTCAAGCAGCTGATCGTACTTCTTGCTGAGCGATCCAGTTCCTAAGCGTGGTGCGAGCCCGTCGGGCGCACTTCTGAAGCGCCTCGACGCTCTCATACGGCCTTACTCCCTCTGCCATACCCAGGCTCCTCAGCAACAGGGCCTGGCGTTGCACCATTTGGCTTGCCGTCACCTTCCACTCTGACTCCCCGGCCTTCTCGGGCCGGATGCGTGCTGCTTGGAGCATCATGGCGGCTGCCTGTCGTCGGGGAAGGCGGTCAAGCATGAAGGCGCAGGCGCGGTGCCATTCGCTGTCCGGGTGGTAGCGCTGGGCAGCCAGCATCGCCTGATCGCTACGGCCGCCACCGCCCGGCACCTCGCCAGCCAGGGCGGTGACCGAGAAGGGCTGGAACCCCGGGTTCTTGTGCCTGCAGTCCAGCTTGAGCTCAAGCATAGTGTCGATCACCCTCGCGAGAGCTGATTGGCACGCCGCTTCACTTTCGCTGGCCGCCTCGACGACGCGCCACGGATTGCCCACTTTGTTCCAGTCGTCGTATGTCATGCCGCGCTCTCCCGTTTTGCTCGTGCTTTGGCGTCATTCGCCGTGCTGTGTTCGCTGATGCTTTGAAACCCTCGCCAGAGGGTGTAGCGGTCGACGCCGCCGTGAGTCGTCTTGCAGATCACGAATTCGCCGCTTTGGATCGAGTAGGCGCTTTTCCGTGACCACTTCACGACCGGCGCCTCGGGTCGTTGTGGTGGTAGCGCCGATCTGGCGGGCGCTCGCTCTGCTTGTCGCTCACTCGAACACCTCCTCGGACCAGCCGCCGCCATCCTTCTTGCGGCGCTTCATGACCGCGATGAACCGGAAGGGGTAGAGGTCGGCGGCAATCTTGATCTTTGCCCGGGCATCGTCCCGCCAGAAGCCCTTGACCTCGTGACACTCCATCAGCCCATCAGCTCGCATTACCGCGAAGTCTGGTGAGTAGAAGGTGTTGTCTGCGAGGCGCAGCTTGAGCCCTTCGAAGCGGTACCAGGCAATCTCGCCGGCGACGCGCTGCTGTTCGAGCAGGGCGGCATAGGCCGCCTCTGTCTGGTTCATCCTTCCGGCCTTCATGCGGCCCAGGGCTAGATCGCTCATTGCTCCAGCTCCTGGGCGCGCTTGGCGCTTGTGTTGCGCGGTTTCTCGTCGCAGTAGTCGCTTTCATTCCAATCGCCACTGACCGGTTGAAACTGTCGGTCGTTAAATGCCGCCACCCACCACTCGCCATCATCACTTCTGGCCCAGTGATCGAGGCAGGTGCAAGCCGCAAGGTTTCCGTTGGCAATGTGCGCGATGACCTCCACCAGCATTCCGTCGCGTTCGATGTGCTCCTGCGGAACGCCTTCATGCGTGGTAAGCACAAGACGGCAACGGCTCCCGACCGGAGGCAACGTCAGGCTTTCGTTGTCCCACAAGAGCCCTTCCTTGCTGATACTCTTGGGCCATATGGACCGTCTTTGACCTTCCTCATGGCGGATCAGGGCGTTGTCGATATGGTCAGTCACTTGGCATCCCTCCGGCGCATGGTCTCTTCGATGTTGAGAACGCGGTCGTGGTTTACGATTGCCCGCGCGCGACTCCCTGTGGCGATACGCCGTATGTAGCCGTAGGGGCTATCTTTTCCTGTCTCCCAGATACAGTGCGACGTGGTGCCTACAATCCATGCCAGGTCCACTTGGCTGGCTATTGAGATGCCTTGCCGGGCCAGTTTTTTAACGATGTCAGCCATGGGCATCCTCCTTGGCGGCGATGAACTCGAGGGCGTCAGCCAGGTCGCCGACGATGGGATCGTCTGTGAAGTGGTCGAGGCCACGGTTGATGGTGTCGGTCAGCCACCCTGGCTGTCGGGTCTGCATCTCAGGGCTGGCATGGATCGCCTGATGGCACTCCCGGCAGACGGGCATAGCGAAGCTGTCCGGGGCTGTGGTGCCCATGCCAGACAGGCCCCAGTGAAGGCCGACCACGTGATGGGCGTCAGTGGCGCAGCCACCGCACGCACAGCAGGGCAGGGACCGGACGAACGCCAGGTAACGCTCACTGCGCCACCGGGCGTCGCTCGACGCCTTCTGTGCTGTCTTGCGGCGCTTCTGCATAGGATTACGGGCCATCGGCGCCCGGTTGCGAAGCGGTGTCTTCCGCTGGAGGGCTGATCTCCTCACGAATCCCTCCTGTCGATCTGCTCGAGAAAGCTGCGCATCTCCCCGCGGGCCCGGCGCTTCTCCTCGCGCTGCGCCCATGCCAGGGCGGCACAGGCGCCGAGGCAGGACACGATGGCGAAGGCGAATAGGGCGAATGTCGGGTTCATGCGGCCTCCCCAAATTCTCTGGCAAGCTCCATGTATTCGCTGTCGAACGGATGGGTAAGAGGGATGCCGTACTCCGCTGCCCAGGCGTCAATCTTGGTCATGAACTGGTGCATCTCACCTGCGTCCAGATCACTTGTCTTGCGCAGTTCGTAGCGCTTCTCGATGACGCCGGTGCGCAGGTCGATGTCGCTGACCTCCTCGTGTCCGAGAAACGTGCGCTTTAGGTTTCGCTTCACTGCGTCCTTGGTCATTGCTGAGCCGTCGGCGAATGAGGCCTTACCCTTGGCAACGAAGAAGCCTGCAATCTCCTCGCACCACTTGTGGAATAGGGCATTCTGCGGGAGCGACCGGCGCGTGCCGGTCAGCTTTACGTTGCACGGGAACCCCCTCTCTTGGAGGGCGCACTTGAGCCGCGAGAGGTCGGCAATGCCGTTCAGCCGGATGTTGATGCTCATCCCTTGCCTCCCGCGATCACTGCCAGGGTGAGAACGCCCAGGGAGGCCCCAATGAACAGGCCGATCAGAAATAGGGTCATACCACCTCCTCGCGGTACGCTTTGTCGTAGCTCCAGGAGGGCGTGATGATCTCCAGGGCGCTTTGAGGGCGTCCCTTGACGCGACGGACACGAAACTTGCCCTCTCCGCATGAGAAAACGCCGTAGCGCCTCCCGCTGATCTCGGCACGGTTCACAGCCATGTGCACGGCGTGCGCTGGGCAGTCAGTCATGGTTGATCGGTAGTTGCACTTGATGGCGGCGTTCATGCGGCGGCCCTCCTGCGCATACTCATGATCAGGGAGCGGCGGCGCTTGGCGTTCTCCCTGGCCCAACGGCGGTAGTTAGGGCCCAGCACGCCGATCTGCTTGTGGACCCACGAATTGCTGACCTCGTAGCCGATGGCATTGAGGTAGGCGGTGCACTCCGAGCAGTTCATGCCCTTGAAGTCGATGCAGTCGCCCAGGATGTCGTGGATCTCGGCCACCAGGGCTGCGTCTTTCCGGCGAAAGGCCCCGGCCCGCTCTGGGTTGCACAGCCCCATGTCGGCGGCCTTGCCCCGTACCGAAATGCGTGAGCGCCCCAGCTTGTCGGCTGCCTGCTGGTAGGTAGCGCCGCTGGCAATGATCTGCTCGAGCCTGTCCAGCTCCTGGCGTGTCCAGGGTTGGCGGGGGCCGGCCTGGCGAGCCAGGCCCAAGTCCCACGCCTTGTGGTTGACAGAGCTCTTGGTCCGGCCAAGCTCCTCGGCGATGGCTCGGTGGGTAACGCCTTCGGCCAGGCGCTGGCGAAGGGTGGTCAACTCGGCCTCGGTCCAGATGCGCCCGCTCATGCATCACCCCCTTCGGCGAGAATCCCTTTGATTCGAGCGATGGTTTCTTCGGTGCTCTTCGGCGGCTCTTCGCCACGGGTTCGCCAGAAATCCTCCGCCTCCTGCTGAGCCTTTCGCTCACTGGCCTCTTGGGCCTTGCGGATATCGCTTTTCATCTCATCGCTTTCGAGAAGGGCTATCCGGTCATCCAGCTCGCCGCCTTCGAGGAGTCGATTGCACAGCGCCTCGTACTCGGCAAAGAACACCTTGCGCAGCCGGTATCGCTCGCCTTCGCTGGAGCAGTGGCGAAGATCCCAGGAGCCGGTGGCAGTGGTGGCGTCCATGACGGCCTGGTGGCTCCAGTGGTGCTCCATAATCCGGCCTGCATAGGTGCAAGCCTCGCGGAAGGCGATCTCGGGTTCCGGCAGCCCGAAGTCTTTCAGGCTCGGTTTGAAGATTCGGCAGAGCTCAGCGATGGATGGCGGCCAGTTCCCGCCCTCGAGCTTGATTTCTTCAATGGCCATGTCGAGCGATTCCATCGTCGGCAGTGATGACCACCTCGCCATCGAAAATCCGAGCTCCCGCTTGGCCAGTTGAAGCATCTCGTTCGTCGAGAACGACATCCGCCAGGTCCTCGGAAAAATCGCCTCCAGCCGAGTAAACGCCCGGTTCACCAGCGCCTGAATCTCCTCCTTGCGCTCCTCCTTCGTCGAACAGGCCTTCCGCCCAGGAGGTGTCGTAGGGGTCTGCGAGGCTCGCTGCGACACGATCCTGCTCTGCGCGACGGTTGCCAGCTGAGATGCGGTTTTCATGACGAGACTCCTTGAGCTTCTTGACCTGGATTTCGAGCTGATCCCACTTGGCGCGCAGCTTGGCGGGGCTGAGGATGACGACTGACCAGAACTGGTGTTGGGCAGTCCAGGTGATCAGGAAACGGATTTGTTCGACGGTGCGCTCGTCACGGGTTCGCATCAGGCGAAACTCGTTTGCCCAGGAGCTCATGTTCGGACGCTTGGGGTTGGTCAGGTCGGCACTGATGGCGGCGAACATTTGCTCGGCCATCTCGTGGTCAACGGGGTCACCCCATTTCTTCGGCGAGGATTTCTTCGAGGACTTTCTAGAACCTTTAGGTTCTAGAGTGTCTGTAGTGTCTGTATTTGTGTCCCCATCTTGGGGGCGTTTTTCGTCCCCATTTTGGGGTCGGAGTCCCCAAGTTGGATCATGCTTCCGTTTTGGGGACACCCGAGACTTTTGAGCCGAGAAATCCCACTCGCTGATGCGGGTATTGATGCCGATCGGTGCCTGCGAGCCGCCATCGCGACGAAGAACCTTCTTGGCCAACAGGCCGTTCACGGTTTCGCTGCAACGCTTGGTCGTCAGGCCGGTCATCTTGGCCAGTACGCTTTGCGAGAGGCGTGCTGAGGAGCGATCCCACCCGAAGGTGGCTCGCTCTACTGCACGGACGACACGGGCCTCTCTACTCGTCAATGGCGCCTTGCAAAGCGCCTCGACGATAGCGTTGGCAGTACGGACATATCCGTCTTCCAACTGTGCCCCCTTGCTTTCAGGCTCGGGTACTTCCCGGGCCTCGAAACGCTCGTGGTCGGAGATACGGGCCAGATTGCTCATGCCACGTCCTCCAGCTTGTGCTGAGCCCACAGGCCGGCAATCCAGTTGACGCCCTTGGGTGTGAATTTGGCCTGGCTGTAGGAGTGCCCGCCGTCCTCGGTGACGCCGGTCTTAACGACGAAGCGGTCAGCGTCGATGTGCTGCTGGTACGGCATCCACTCGCCGCCCAAGCGGTACATGACACGGCTGTCTTGCAGGAAGGCGCGGAACTCGCGCTCGTTGGCCTGGAGCAGCTTGGCGACCTGGCGGAATCCCTTGTTGCCGGAGTCGGCGGAGACGTAGCGCTCTACGAACTCGACGGCAGGCTTGGCGTGCTCAAGGGCGGCCTCAGCGCGCAGCTTGCTCTCAACCTCATCGGCCCAGGCACGGGCGGCTTCGACAGGGTTGGTGAAGTCGGGCAGGGCAGGCTTGGCCTCCTGCTGCTCGAGTTGCTGCCACCGGTCTACAACAGCGGCGGTGAACTCCGGGGAGAGGCGAGCAACCAGCACCAGGGAGTCACGCTTGTTGAACCGGTACTCCTGATAGGTATTGCCACGGTGCTCGTAGTCGAACGTCGCCAGTGGCGAGGTTAAAATCTGATCAGCGGCCAGGCGCTCGGCTGACTTCCGGACGGCGTCGTGGCGACTTCCGGTCAGTTCCGCGATCTCGCGGCTCGACATGGTGGGCTTGCTGGTTTCGATGATGTCGTTCATACTTTGATCACCTTTTGAAGTAGTGAAGCCCCGTTCTGGTTGGTCGCCGGCGGGGCTTCGTTGCGTTTAGGCCTTGGCCAGTCTCGGCTCGGCCATTTCCTCCAGCTCCGCCTCAAGCGAGGTCAGGGCGTCAATCTCAGCGCGCACCGCCTTGCGGATCTCTTTGCGCTCCTGAGCACTGATTCGGTTATCTGCCAGCGCGTCACGCACTGTTTGCGCCACTGTCCCGGCTGCGACCTGATGGTTGATCACCAGATCAAACAGGGTGGCGTCGTCGTCTCGTGCGCCTTTCTGAATCGCCACCATCCCCATCTGATCGAGAAGCGGCTGCACCAGGCGTGCATCGCGAGCAAAGCGGATCAGCTGGAAGTACTTGCTCAGGGATAGCGGCCGCCCGTTGTTCGGGTTGAGCTGTGCGGACAGGCAGTTGTAGGTCATCCCCAAATCCCCAGCGAGGCGCTCTAGCCCGTATTCCTTTGCCACTTCCTGAATCGATGCTGTGAATTTATCCATGTGTTGAACTCTGCTCTGTTCTCGATCCTGTCGGCGGTGACAGGGCGGGGTTAATCTATGGGTGTGGTTAAGCGGCACTGGGCCGGGCCTTCAACTTCCCCTTGCTCAACCGCTCAATCTGGTACTGGCGGAGAGTAGGAACGTCCTCACCCCACTGGGTGATCGCTGAGGGGGAAACTCCGATGGCTCGAGCCAGGTCGATCTTCTTGCCGCCGAAATACTTGATTGCGTCTGCGGTAGTCATGGGGACCTCCTGTATGCAGCAATTTAAGCATGCTGAAGTGCTTTCCGCAAGCATACTGAAAGGCGATGGGTTTAAGCTCGCTAAAATGAACATCAGCGACCGAATCCGTCAGGCCATCGAGCACAGCGGGCAATCCAAGAGCGCGATTGCCAAGCGATGCCAGGTCAGCCCGTCCGCCGTCACCCAGTGGCTGAGCGGCGAAACCAAGGCGCCAAAAGCCGAGAAGCTGCTGAAGCTCGCTCGCGCTACGGGCGTGTCCTATACCTGGCTCGTCGAGGGGAAGGGGCTGATGCATGGGCGCCCCAAGGATGAGCTGGAGTTCCATGAAACCGAGATCGTCGAGGACGATGCGCCCTTGGCGTCCGACGAGATCGAGATCCCGTTCTTCAGGGAGGTGGAGATGGCTGCCGGAGACGGCCGCACCCAGGTCATTGAAAACCATGGGCAGTACATGAAGTTCAGTCTGGCGCGCCTGGCTCGAGCCGGTGTCCAGCCCCATAATGCGGCCTGCGCCACGCTTACCGGCACGTCAATGGAACCGGTGATCATGGATGGCTCGCCCATCGGCATCGATAAAGGCACCACACACATTGTTGATGGCCAGATATACGCCCTGGATCACGGGGGTATGCTGCGAGTGAAGCGACTGTACCGCGCGCCGCTCAACCGAATGCGCGTGGTGAGCGACAACCAGATCGAGTATCCAGAAGAGACGTACAGCATCAGCGACCCCGACGCGCCAAAAATCATTGGCCGGGTCTTCTGGTGGGAAGTCTTCGCATAAACCTTTAACAGCACTGAAAATTTGCCCGCCCTGAGCGGGCTTTTTTGCGCCTTGTGTTTCAGTAAACTGAAATTTATTTAAGCATTCTGCTTGACGATTCATTTCAGCATGCTTAAATTGGGAAGCGTGGACAGGGCAGCAGCCCACCACCCGAGCTACCGGATGTAGCCGACGCGATGAAGCCCGAACGTCTGGAACATAGGGTGGAGCCGAGAGCGAGCTGGACTGAGTTGCCAGTAGCTGAGATGCCCGAGAGGGATGACGTTAAGCAGAAGGATTCCGACGCCCTGCACAGCGGGGCGTCATCCACCAGCCTTCTCGCCGAGAGGGCTGATGGATGACAACGGGAGGCGGCGACATGATCAAGCGGGCGTATTTCTACTCAGCGACTCGGCGCAACAAGAGTGGGGAGTATGCATGGTGGCAAGGCACCTTCTCGATTCGCTCTTGGTTTCCAGCGTCGGCAAGAGATCTTGCTGAGATTGCCAAGGGAAAGGCGAGGAAGGGGATGGATGAGATTTCAGCGGGGCAGGTTTGGCACGACAGGACTCCGCGCTTAGTGGCCTTGAACCGTTTATGACCACCCAGGAGAGACGCAATGAGTGATTCCACCAGCAAGCTGAAAGAGCTGTACCAACAGGCTCGCCAACATCAGGCGGTAATCGAAGCGCATGAGAAGCGGGGGCGGGAGCTCTCCGACAAGCAGGAGGAGATCGAGACAGCCATGATGAACGAGATGGCTGCCATTGCAGGGGATGACAGCCAACCCTTCTCTAACTCTGCCTTAGTCCTTCTTGGTCGGGTACTTGCCCTCGCGGACCAGAAGGTGCTCTACAACTTGAACGCGAGCACTAAGGTTGGCGAATAGGTTTGTCATGCTCGACTGAGCGAATGTCAGATCCTGGGCCGCCTTTGGGTCCAGTCCCGCGAGGCGTCCTTGGAGTGTCGATAGGCGGCTGATGAGCTCTTGATGCTGCTCCTCAAAGTCTACTTCCAGGGCCGCCACCTTGGGCAGCCTCAGGCTTCCGTCAGACATCAGACTTTCCTTATGTTGCGGTGTGGAAATCACAGCATAGGAAAGAAACGCGTCACCTGCGTAGTGGTGAGGCAGCCGGGGCTGACCGGCAACGCGATCCCATGCGTCAGTTGGGCCCAGCGCCCTGCCCCGGGCCAGAGTACGGGGCCATCGAAGTGGCGGTTGAGAAGGCCGGGAGCGCCCAGCCGTCCCTTAAAGGGCAGCCGCCACCTCGATGCACCCGCACCACCATCTGTTCCCTGCATTTGCCCGCCACCGTGCGGGCTTTTTTCTTCCAGGAGGTCGCATGACCGCAGACACAGCACGCCGTCGCCTCGGGCTGCGGCCTCTCATCGGCGAGCAATGGGCCGACAAGATCATCACGAGCGAGCACCGCAAGCGGTGGTTGCGCAAAGAGCGCTGGCAGCGTCGCAAGGCCATGGCGGCCAAGGGTGTAACGCCGCCGATTGAGATTTGGAGGGCGGTATGAGCGAAACCAAATTCACACCGGGGCCGTGGACGGTCCACCACCGAATGCGCGATTGCGTCACCTTCGAGGGAAAATTCGGAACCGAGAACCTGTTTCTGGAGAACCGGGAGGGGTACTACGCCTGCCAGAGCGAGCATGACGCCCACCTGATCGCGGCGGCGCCGGAGCTGTATGAGGCGCTTGAGGTGTTTGGGAGATTGGCCGACCAGCTTGATGGAGATAATGAGGTGCAGCGAACACCCGACGACGAGTGGGCAAAATTCAGGCTATTAGCCTCGGACTACCGGAAGGCTCGCGCCGCTCTAGCCAAAGCCCGAGGCGAGTCATGACCCCCGATAAATCCTGGCTGGTGGTGTTCGCCCTTCTCTACGCCCTGGCATTCATCGGCGCCGCTTGGTGCGGCAGGAGGTAGGTATGAGCACGAGCGGATGGAGCAAACACAGCCGCGACATCGAGGCGTTGCGAGACGCCACCCGAGATATGGGCAACCAACTGGCCGAACACCCCATCAAGGAGATGCTGGCGGAGGACCCTATAGCGATGGAAGAGCTGATCGAGGCCGCTATCGAGGTCTTTGCTAGCGGCGGGTACCGAGGCGGGCCTGACGTCAACACGGCGATTGAGGTGGCCATCGACCAGCACTACCGGAGGAGGGCGGCGGCATGAGCTTCAACATCGATTTCGAGATGAAGGTCCGCGTCGAGTTCTCTGATAAGCCCAAGTCGAAAGCGTTTTTTATCGATGGCGACTGGAAGGAGTCGTTCTACGACCTCGTGGACCTCGAAGACTTGGCCAGCTCCATTGCTAACGGGTTTGTCCACGCGACTCCGACCTTCCAGCCCGAGCATCGAGCATTCGGATTTTTCCTCGAGGGATATGGCCTTTTTCTGCGAACCAGTTATAGCCCCGAGACATATGAGCTCACGGGGCAGTATGCAGATGACTGCAGCGGGATCGCTATCAAGCTGATTGACGATCTGGAGGCTGTCTACGTGGAGGAAACGGCATGACGTTTATGACCACCGTTGCCGGTATCCCGTGCCGGTGCCAGGTGACGCTCTACAGCCCTGGGGTGCCGATGCGCACCACTGGATTTGGATTCGGTGACGCTGATCCACCAGAGCCGGAGGAATTCGAGTTCGACATCCTCGATCGCCGCGGTTTTCCGGCGGCATGGCTCGAGCGGAAATTGACCGACGACGACTACGACCGGCTGCTCGAGGAGTACCGCAGAGAGCGGGGCGCCTGGGCGGCATGAGGAGGAAAGCATGCGAGCACTGATCTTGATCACCGCCCTGGCCTTGGCCGGCTGTAGCAGCCAGCCGATCGACCGGGAATTCGGACATCGCCACGGCTACGACGCCATGCGGTCGATGATTCAGTCCACAGGGGCAATCCATCACGGGGTTGACTGACGAGAAGCCCCAGCCGATGGCGGTCGGACTGGGGCGGATACCAACAGTATCGAGGAGAGGATAAAGCAATGAGCACTGAGTTGGCCACACGACAGGAAGGGGCGGTTCAGGCGCCCGCGCAACAGGTGAGCGAGTCGGCAGCGATCATCCAGGTGATTGAGCGGGCGGCCATGAACCCCGACGTCGACATCGACAAGATGGAGCGGCTGCTGCAAATGCAGGAGCGCGTCATGGAGCGCCAGGCGGCCATGGAATACAGCGCAGCGATGGCAGCCATGCAGACGGAAATGCCGAGCATCGCTGAGCGCGGCAAGACGAACAACGGGAAGTACGCCACGCTCGAGGACATCGTCGACACCGTTCGGCCAGTGATGCAGAAGCACGGCTTCGCGGTCAGCTTCCGCGTCAAGACGGTCGACAAGGGGATCGAAGTCACGGGCGTGCTGATGCACAAGGGCGGCCATCGGGAGGAGACCGCAATGCTACTGCCCGCCGACACCAGCGGCAACAAGAACGCCGTCCAGGCCTTCGGCTCGACCACCAGCTACGGCAAGCGGTACGTGCTGTGCGCACTCCTGAATATCACGACTCGCGGCGAGGACGACGATGGCGTGTCGGCAGCGCCAACCAAGACTGTCACTGCGTTCCAAGCCGGGCAGATCGCACAGCGCTTGGCCCAGTGCCCCGAGAAGACTCAGGCATGGTTTGCCGAGACCTATGGTGACGCCAGCCGCGTCCCGCGCACCAAGTTCGACGGAATGATGGCGCAGCTCAACAAGATCATCCAGGAGGCCGGTGATGCAGATCATTCATGAACTTGAGCAGGGCACGCCCGAGTGGCACGACGCCAGGCTGGGCATCGTCACGATGTCCAGGCTCAAAGACTTGTTGGTCAATGGCAAGGGTCCTGGGGGCTTTGGTGCCGGCGCAATCAGCTACATGCACGAGCTGATCGGCGAGCGTATGACCGGCGAGCCTTCCGGTGCTTTCCAGGGCAACCGCCACACCGAGCGCGGGCACGAGATGGAGCCGGTGGCCCGCGACTTGTACCGCCAGGCCACCGGCAACCAATCCAGGGAGGTCGGCATCGTCCTCAACCACGGCGCCGGGTACTCGCCTGACGGGCTGATCGGTGAAGACGGTGCGCTCGAGATCAAGAGCAAGCTGCCCAAGCTCCAAGTCGAGGTGCTGCTGGCGGATGAGATCCCCAAGGATCACATCGCCCAGTGCCAGGGCGGGCTATGGGTCAGCGAGCGTGAGTGGATCGACTTCGTCAGCTACT